AAGAAAAATATAATTATAAGTAAGCGTATCATTTTCGCTCCACTAGCCTATCTAGCTTTTCTTCAATGCGATCAAATTTACTCATTATCTGACTAAGCACCTGATTTGAGTCAACCTTAGTAACATACTCTTCTCTAGTACGATTTAACAGGATTTGCAATCTTTGCACTTCAAGCACGTAGCCACGTAGGACAAAGCCTATAAAACCAACGCCTAACGTTAGCATGCTGCNNGTCATTTCCATTAGTATTTACCTTCCCAGACACGCAGCCCGCTAAATTCATTACTCATTAGCTTTCTCTTTAACACATCTTTGACTGCTTGTGTATCCGTCCATTCAACTCCAGCTTCTTTTAACCAGATACCAAGCATAGCCATATCTACATTGCCTACATGCTTATAGTCTGATCCAAATGAGTTATCAGTAACTTCACGCGCATAAGAAGCATCTCTTAACGCTTGCCCGCCATCATGTGTTTTCTTAATAAGAATTTGATCGCCTTCAATGTACATTTTTTCTGATATTTTGTTTGATAAATTTGCCATCTGTCATTCATTTCTTAGATTTAGTTCCACTGCATTTCCAGCGTTTACGTGATAAGTTTAATGGGCTGTTAGGGTTCTTGGCAGCTTTAGGTGAGCGTCTTTTTTGACCAGCAGATCGAGCGCAGTATGCATCTCCCTTTGATGTACCGGGTCTTACTCTTGGCCCACCATCTTTAGCTCTGCCAGCTTGACCGTAGCTTACACGCTTGCCAGAAGCTGTGACTTTAACTTTAGCTTTGCCTTTGCGTGGTGTAGCCATTACTTTTCCCAAGCTTCATTTACGTTTGGTGTAGATGGGTCATCAGACTTTAATGTACCATTTGCGTTTCTAGCACGCTTACGCTTTGTGACGGCTTTCTTAACTGGAGTTAATACTGTTTTAACTTCAAGTGTGCCTTTTCTTATAGCGTTAATTTCTTTGTCAGAAAGTTCAACAACATCGCCTTCAAAAAACTTGCCCGCAGATGTAAATACATTAGGGGTCATTACTGTTGCTTTTGCCATTATTATCTCCTTTAGAGTTGTGAGGGCAGTTGCCCACCCTCACTATAGATTAATTATTATGAAGTAGTACAGTCAGCAATCATGCCGTTTGCTGCTTCATTTTTAGCACAAAGTGTTAGCTCTGTTACAACTTGACGTGTTGTGTTGTCGCCAGTTTTTGCTAGTGCAACATTCTTTGTTCCACGTAAAACCGCAACTTCCCACATGTTGTCTTGCATAATGAAGACGTCACGCGATCTGTTTTCACGGCTTGGCATAAACTCAACAGAACCCCAAGGTGTTACATATACAGCAAGTGATTTGATTACTTTCTCATCACCAGCTTGTACTGCTGAACGCTGGTTGTTGTTACCAGTGAAGCCTAATGCAACATTCATTTGGAATGCTGATAAGTACACTGTGTCTGGATTACCACCAGCTACCCAGATTGACTGCATTACAGTGTCAAAGTTAGCTTGTGAAAAAGCAGCTTGTGTACCATCAGTACGTGCGTTTGAGCCTGTACCGTTTGCATCTGCACCGCCAGAACCAGCAACAGTGTTTGTTGTTAGCCATACTGGTGCGCCAGCAAGTTCACGCGCAGCTGTTGAGCTACCTGCAACTCTTGCATTGTTGTCGAATAGAGCTTTTTCTATATCGAGTTTTTGCTCCTTTGCGATTTTCAAGGTTTGATATGCAACTTCCTTCGCCCGGCCTGCTTTATCTAAACCTTCGTCAGTGTCAGGAACTACAACTGCGTTTTTGAAAATCTGTGTATAGTTTCCTAAACGTGTTGTTGCTGTGCGTGCTTCAGCAGCGGTTGCATCACCTTCAATGTGTGCGTTAGCAGCAGATGAACGTAATGAATCTGTTTGCCACTCAGTGAAAGTGTTGCGCGCTGTAGTTTTTCCAGATTTAGAATAGAATGGAGTTTCCTCCGGGCTTACGTTGTATATAACGTCGCTCAGGTCTTCACGGATACCGACAGCATCATAGCTGTCAAATGTGTTGGATGGTTGTGCCATAGTTTTTCCCTTTCAAGGATTAAGAAGCTATTTCTAGCTATCACCAATTATCAAGTTCAATGCATCATCGATTGAACCTGTCTTCTGCAAGCGCTGTTGCGCTTTTTTACGGTTTGCAGCATTTCCATCTTGCCTTTTCTTTGCACCAGCTTTCACTACAGGGCGAGCTTTATTACTCTTAGTCTGTACTGATTTCTTCTTTGCCACCAACTCACGATACTTGCGGGCATCATTTAATGCTCTCACATATCTAGCATCTGTCACTGCTTGCATTTCTTCTGCGGAAAATCCGTATGAAACGCCAGTATCAACAAGTGCATCTTTGAGTAATTGACCCTTCTTAGGATCAACTATTTCAGGAATGTACTCTTGCAAAACTTGTGCTTGCTCTTGAAGGTAGGCTTGGTGAGCCTCTTGTTGAGCTTGCATACGTTGCTTTTGTACGCCCTGCAATTGGAACATATTCTGGTCATACTGTGTCTTCGCCTCGTCATATTTAAGTTTTTCTTCCATGTATCCTATTGGATCACTTTCAAATAACTCTCTGGACGGTGGGGTTGGAGCTTGTAGACCACCTTGGTTTTGTTGCTGATGCAGCTGAACAATTTGTGCTTGCTGCTGTTGCAATGCGGCTGCTTGCTGCTCGAGATTCTTTCGTAACTCGGCAGCTTCTTGAAACCGCTTATTAATTGCCGCTTGTCCCGCAGCAGATTGCTTTAACTGATCCAGTGTCCAATGCTCTTCTTTTCCATCAACTTTGATGGGGATAAGCTTGGTGTCTTCAGATTGTGCCTCTACAGGGTCTTCGTCGTCAACGTCCACATCTTCAAGATCATATTCTTCATCATCTTGTTCGCCGGATGCTTCTTCTTCAGCGTCATCGTCGCTTTCGGCTACAGCCTCAATCTCCTCACCCTGACCGTCGTCTTCAGGTTCAGTGATTTCATCTACAGCTTCGCTAAGATTATCGCCACCAGTATCTTCTGGGGCGGGTGATAATAAGCTTTCTACAGCTTGGTCTAGGGTAGTCGATTCCATCGGTGCTACTTCCTTTGTTTGCGATCTAAAATTACCTCTGCTTGAATTGAGGCGTCGAGTTTAATTTCGATCTGGTTCACTGCACGCAGTATTGCGTGAGCATCTTCACGTACATCAACGTCTGATGCACTACTGTCTGCGAATAACCTTAACTGGTCATCGCGTACCTGTTGCATAAAGTTCTTGAAGGCTGTGTCATTTTTCAGACGTTTAGCCTCATCTGCGTTTATGCGTATTTCTGTTGTCATTGCTGTGGAGTACCTTGTGCCATCTCACCAATCATTCTTACTTTATCTTGCTCCGCTTGTATGCGGGCAACATCAACTGATGTACCATATTCACCATACACTTTAGCTGCATCAACGAGCAAGTCTTGCGCCATCTGATCTCGCTTTAGATCATTGTCTGCGGCGGCTTTCTGCGCATCTAATTGCATCTTGGCGGCATCTGATTGCATTTTAACTTGTGCTTTCATTTGCTCTGCCTGCAAGAATGCAGCATTTGGGTCTTGGCCTTCGCCCTGCGCAGCTTGTGCTTGCTGTTGCTGTTGTAGCATTTGAGCTTCAATTTCTTCAGTAATTGGAGCGAAATAACGATCAGCGTTTCGTATGCCAGATACAGCTAATTGATCCGCCAAAGTATTACGAATATTAGTCATGCTTACTAAACCATTCATAGGGCCATATGTTTGATAAACCATAGTCTGCATTTGTAATGCTTGGCTAAGTGCCATAGCTTTCTCTTCCTCACGACCAGTACCTAATCCAACATTAATGCTAACGTCCATTGAGCTATCCCATACTCTAGGATCAACTGGTACAAATGTGCCATTCATACGCATCATTTGCTCTTCGTCTACATTCTTGTTTGATAGGCGTAACATTATGCCAAATAAGTCTCTCATGCCATCTGCTAAGTTACGCACCATAACTTCAACTTGGCCTGCTGCGGCTTGCACAGTAGCTTGCACAGCTGCTTTGGTTGTAGACTGCATTGCATCTGGGTCTAACCCCATAGAAGCCCGTGAGACACCTGTTTTAGTCTCTACAAGGCCATCTAGGTAAGTTAATGCACCTAACGTCTGCCCAGCAGTAAATGGCACTGACAAGTCTTGTACTGCACCAGCTTGGCGCATTCTTACGATTGCACCAATCTCGTTGTTTAACACGTCATCAATGTTAGCCGCGCCTTCTATGACCGCCAAACGTGGATTGTTTGCCATTGCCACGTTATCTAATATTGAGCGTAATATTGATGTAGCTGCGTCTTGGTCATCCATAACTATTTCAGCTAGTGAACGCCCATAAAATGTGTGTGGTTCTGGGTCTATCTCAAACTTAGCAAAAGGTAACTCATCGCATGGTTCAAAGTCTAGCATCTCATATGATGTACCACCGCAGGTAATTTTGTGTAATACGGGTATGCCAGTGCCATCAGCATCTATTCGCATATATGCTTCTGTCACAGTTACATTCTTCATTGCTGGGTCTTGCTCATCTTCATCAGATGTATCCAAGTCATATCCACGTCTTTCATGCACTTCAGCTTCAGTCATCTCTGACCCATTATCAAAGCTGTTTAAATCCAATACAACTTCAGGGTCATATCCCATTGCGATTAAATCACCTGCACGCATTTCAGTTCTATGAGCCACCAGATAAGCATCTTTGAGATTACGTGCATCACGGTTAATGAAAAACTCTTCGGGTGGCACGCTTTCAATGCATAATTCGCCTTTTTCTTGCTGGCGGCTAATTTTAATGCTGTGCGATGGCACTTCTATTTCCACGCCCATCTCGTCCATTGAGATGCTCATTTCTGTAGTTTGCTCTAATACGCTTACTTCATCATCATCTGTAAGATATGCAAGCTCATCATCGTTAAGGTCTGTGAACGTGTATATCTCTGCTTCCGGGTATGTCATCCAGTATGCTTTTACGATACCTTGTTTCTTCACAAGTGCATCTTGGAATGCATCGTTAATTACTCGGTAGCCATTCAAACGTGTAAACTCATGGTGCATAAATTCAGTGGCTTGCTCTGCCATTGCTACATCTTCTGCGCCATGTGGAACAAACTCCACTGGCTTTGCTGTACTTAGGAATATACGCATTAAACTTGGTTTCACAGCACGTACGGTATCACGTACTTTTGTAGCTACAACTTTACTTCTGCCATCTTCATAACCAAGATCAACTTCGCCATCATAGTATCGCTGCGCTTTGATTCTGTCTTGGCTTATTTCGCTTTCAACAAAATCCACTGCACTTGCAATAGCATCTTGCACTATGCCTTCGACTTCTCTACGTGATTTTGGTTTTAATTCCATTTTACTTACCTTCGTTCAGAAAATTTGCTGATGCGTCTGATGCAGCTGGCGTAACGCCGCCATACATTATCAATGATATTTGTTGCGCTAAAAACCTGTTTTGTGCGTCTGTTAAATTTTGGCCTCTCATAGCCGTAGACATTAAATTTAAAGCTGCTTGTGCAGATTTGCCTTTTTTCTCTGTTAACGCTCTAGCTACCTCTTCAAACACTTTTTGCTTCTGACTTTCAGTAAACTCATCAGTTTGACCTGATATTGCTTGTATAACTTTTTGTGATACTTGCAATGGTTCGCCTCTAGCAGCAGTTCCAATTATTCCCGGTTTTATAATTTCTTCTACAGTTTCACGAATTGCTGTCCTTTGTGCTGTTTTAGAATTAACCGCCATAGATGCTTTTACCACAGCAGATTGCGCTGCCTCATCTATTTGACCTAGCAATACGTCTGCTTCTTTTCCTAACAATGCTTTTATTTTATTTCTTGAATTATCAGAGCTTAAATCAGTCACAACTTTTATAACCTGTCTAGCATCAATAGCTTCTGCTGTAGGGTCAGATGCAATAGCTTTAACATTTCCAATTGCTGTTTCTATATAATTTCTTAATCCTGATTTAGCTGCATTAACTTGAGATGCAGAAACATTCTCTCCAAATTCACTTAATACATCTTCAAGCTGTGTGTTTGTTTTTAATAAATCTGCACCTAACTTAAACGCACGCTCTTCAGCTATTTTATCGCCACCAACTGTAACTGCATTTCCATATACAGGTACAGCTTCAGAAAGAGCATTACGCAAATCTGTAGCTAAATTATTATAATTAGAGCCTTTGCCTGTTAACCTGCCAAATTCGTCAACATTTTCATATGCTATGGATTGTAATGATTTTTTAAGTTCATCTAACTGCATGACGTTTGGCAGCTCGCTAAACATAATTTTACCATTATCGCCAACAATAATTTTTATTTGTTTATTTGCTGGCATACCGCTTATCTGTATAGCTTCATTTGCGTCAGCTATTGCTTTTGACAAGATATTATCTGGCGTTCTATCTAATACTTTAAAAATGTTATTGCCTTGAGCTGAACTGTAATCAATTGGAGAATTATATGCCTGACCATACAAGTCAGCCCTTTGATCTTTGGTTCTCTCCGCAATGTTTCGCACAGCAGTTTTAGGGCCAAGTGGTGCTTCGCCTAACACCTCATTAAATGTAGCATCTAAATTTTTACCAGTTGTAGCCATACGCTCATCAATTGCAGTTCTAGCAATACCCGAAGCCTTACCGCCACTTGCAGCTGAAGCATCAAGTAAAGACTGCGCCGCTATTCCAGCATCAGCAAGCATTCCCTCATCACCAGCTTTCTTAATAGATGCTAGAGCGCTATCTATATCGCCGCCAGTTTGAAATGCAGTTTTAATAATTTTAGCTGCATCCCTAGATATATTTAAACTTTTAGATATCACGTTTAAATCAGATTGCTTAACATAATCTGCTAAGTTCTTAATGCCTTTTCCAACTATAGGCGCAGCAGCTCCAAAGATTGCTCCACCTCCAGCTCCAAATGCTGCGCCTTGTTTAGCGCTTTCAATTCTGTCTTGTGTTGTTTCACCCTCGCCAAACCCAGATACAGCACCTTCTACTGTACCTAAACCAGCGCCAGTTGCTACACCGCGCGTAATCGTAGGAATGGTTGTAGAGGTTAAAGGGCCAGCAAGGGCTGTTGTAACTTTAGCTGGTAAGGCCGCTAACATGGCAGCAGAATTAATAACACCACTTCCTAAACCTATTGCTAAGTTTTCTTTTGGGCGCTCACTTGCCATAGCTGATTGAGCCGCGCGTGTTGCTATAGCAGCTTGCTCACCAAAAGTTTGGCCCATAGCTTCATCAGTGTATTTGCCTACAAATGGAGTTTGACCAAGATACGCCGCAGCTCTTGATGCTAATGGATACTTATCCAATATACTTTGGTAAAAGCTAGACTTAGACGCTTGGCCTGCGTCTGCCTTACCTTCCAATATAGCGTTTATTCTCTCTTGATTGGACGTAGAATATGATGGGCTAACTAAATATCTCTTACCATCATTTTGCTCAAATATACGCACATTACCATCCATCTTTTTAATAATGCGTGGTAATTTCTTATAGTTAGATTTTGCTTTTTCTAATGCCTCTTCTTGGTTAGACGCAGAAACTTCAACCTCATAACCATCGGGTGTCATTATTTGAAATTTATCCATATTATTGTTTTCCCGTTGGTATTTGATTAGTTACAGAAAACCCGTTAGTGTTTGCGTTGGTTTGAGCATTTATGTTTTGCCCAGCAGTATATTTTAATCCGCTAATTTTAGCTTCCCTTGCTTGCCTTTTCTGTTCAATAACTTCTGGCCCATCATTTGGTTGCGGAAAGTATTGCAACTCAGCATTATCAAATTCATCTTTACCAATAGCTGCACCACTTTCTTGACGCAGTATAGCGTTAATAAAATCACGCTTTGCTTGGTCATACTTTTGTCCCTCTGGAGTTCTAAGAAAGTTTCCAAAAGGTATAGAACCGGCAATGTAGTTCCGCATCATAGTGCCTTGCTCTTCCAATTCATTTAAAATGTTTTGTGAAAATTCTGCCCTTTCATAAAAACCTTTAGATTGCGCTTGAGCTTGCGTTAAATCTTTACTCATCTCAACTTTTTGTGTTGGATAAAATTTACCACTGCTATCAAATTGACCAGCAAGAGCGCCGTATGATTTTGCCTCTTCTGGCGTAGCTATTCTAAATGTATCTTTAGGCTTCATTCTGTTTGATAAGATTGCACTTACCACATTTGATGCGGCAGATGGGTTCGCCTCTATAACAGCAGCTGCATCTGCGTATCCATTACTTTTTAACCATTCTACAGTTTTATTTAAATTACCAGCAGCTACACGTTGCATACCACGCTCACGTATTGCTTCACCTGCACGCATCTCTGGCATAATTAATGGATCAAGTGCAGCTGCAAAACTTTGCGCTCTACTCAATCCAGTATTTTCGTTACGCTCTCTAGCATAATCTAGTAAGCCACCAAAACCACCGCGAGATTGCGATGGGTTCATTTGGTCTTGGATAATTTCTGCTGGTTTTTTTATCATGGCATCATTCCTAATCCAAGTTGTAGATAAGTTAATAAGCCGGGGTCTTGCGATTTTACTGTTTCACTTGCACCGCCTTTTTGGGCAACACCAAGCGCAGCAAGTGGTGCATTAAGTGCCGCTGCTGGCGCACCAGTGTAACCTGCATATTGCTGTTTAGCCGCATCAATGAGTGCTTGCTGAATGCCTTGCTGTAGCAGACCTTGTTGAGCTTGCTGTTGCTGTATCGCTTGGCCTGTACCAAACGCTTGCTGACCAAGTTGACCAAGTTGAGCCGCGCCAGCCATTTGTCTGCCCTGCTGTGCTTGAGCCGCTTGCAGTGCTGTGTTGAACCCTTGCTGTTGTAGATTGCCAAACGCTTGTGCGCCTTGCCTTGCAAATCCTTCATTAGTTAAAGCTTCTGCAACGCCATGCCTTGAGCCGCCAAATGCTCTAGCACCTGAAGCTTGCGCTCCTAGCGTGTTCATTTGCATTTGCCGCTGTCTTTCAAGATCAGCTAATGTGTTTTGCGTAACTTGCCTTGTGTATGGGTTCATAAATTGACCAATGTTTGGGGCTTGCATTGCACGTTGTGTACCTTGGAATGCTTGCTGTAATCCACTAGCCGCAGCTTGGTTTACGTTAAACCCTTGTGGTTGTGCTTGCATTGGTGAGTATTGTGCAGTTGGAGCGGGCATTGGCCTCGGAGCTACACCCCGCTGTCCACCTTTTCCACCAGACATTGGTGGTGATGGTAATGGAGTGAAATCACTTACGCCCGTTGCAGGCATACCATCTTTTCCCATTGGTCTTATTTGTCCGCCACCAGCCATGTTATGCTTCCTTCTTATTGTTACGCGGTGTAAATATTCTATTCACTGCGTATGATAGTGGCTCACCAATTGCCATAATTAGTTTACCAAATATATTTCTTTTGTATTTCTTTGGCTTCATAATGTGAGCCATTTCTTCTGCCCATGCTTCAACTACAGGCCACACGACTGCGCGTGCTGCTTTAGATATTAAATTATCTTTCTGTATAAAGTTGGCAATTGGAGTAGCCCACATGCGATAACCATGAATTAACTCTGGATCATGCCTGTATAGCTTAACGCCGTAACGTCGATCTAATGAATATATTTCTCTGGGTAAGTAACCCATATCGCAATATGCAGTGCAAAGAACTGTTCCGCCACCGCCGCCAGCCGCATTACTTGACTTAGAACCGCCAGTGCTTCCAGTGTAACCTTGTGAACCTTTTCTGTCCGCTACACTTGTGTAAGTATTAGAGCCAACTCCAGCTCTTGTGGCGGCAGCTTTTTCCATTAACTGCGCTCTATTAGCTGCGTCTTGATCTTTTTGCGCTTGGTTCTGCCTGTCTCTTTGAGCCGCCGCTTGTGCAATTGCAGCTTCTCTAGCGGCTCTTTCAGAAGCTATTCTTTGCGCTTCCGCCGCTTCTCTCTGGGCTATTACATCTGGCGTATTGTAATTCGTAAATCCTGTCATATCTCCAACTGCGCCTGCAACATCGCCAATGACCCCAAAGTTACCCTGACCATCTGTGCCACGTCCGCTAAATATTCCGTAATCACCAGCTTTTTTCTCAATCTGGTCTGTATAACCAGCAGCTGCGGCTAGTCTTGGGTCAACCTCACCAGCATCATAGCCCATTGAAACTATAGAAGTTGTGTTAGGATTTTGAAAGCTTGCGTCAAGATCATCTTTAGGTCTTGGAGCTATTACGTTTTGCACCATCCCTAAAATACCCGGTGCTGTAAATCCTTGTGACTCATCATACGTTGCATAGTTAGTGCCAGCAGTTGTTGAGCCAATTTCAAAAGGAGACGCAGAATATGTTGTCCCTGTAAAGTTAGGGTCATAACTTGGGTCTAATGTTCCTACAACTTGACCATTTGATGCGGTAAATCCATCTGTGTAATCAATATCAGGATTGACTGACTGCTTTGCCATCTGATCTAACAATCTCTGGTAATTATCGTCACTGCGTTGTTCACGGCGCATAGCTTCCATTCTTGCGGTTTCTTCAGCTGCGCGTTGTGTCTCTGCATATGTTGGATACATATTGTAATCTATTGGCATTGGTGCGTTTGAACCGGGTGCGCCAGAATATGGATTAATAAAGAAGCTATCCATATATGCTTTCTGCGCTGGCCTTTGCATTGCAAGTTCATTTAAAGATTGCTCGTAAATTGGAGCAGATGAATAACCACTTACGCCACCAGCATATTGTGTAGGCGCTCCCATGCCACCCATTATATCTTGCTGGCTCATTGGTGCGCCCATGCCGAATGCGCCTGCAACATCAGCAGTGTTTTGGAATGCGGCTTGTTGCATTGGAGTGAATGCAGCTACATCTGGGCCATAGTATGGAACATAACCAAGCTGTGAAATACGTTCAGCTTTATTTAAGTTACGCTGCGCCGCTTTCTCAATGTATTCTGGGATTTCAACACTTGATGATGTTGATCCGCCTTTGCCACCTGACATTATTCAAACTCCTTAACATAAGACGAATGTAACTGCTTCCAGCCATGTTTCGCCAATGGTTTTTTCCAGCCTACACGCCCCGTCATGGTTAGTGCTGTGCATCCTTGCGCTTTAGCCCACTGTATCACATCTTTGTGCATATCCAAAATCTGATCCAATTCGCCGCCCCCAAGGAACACGTTTAACATTCGCTTACGTGGATATACCACAATTTCTGTTACTATGCACCCCTTTGGCGTAGGCCACAACTGCATAGTACCTTTATATATTCCTTCGGCAACATCGATAAAGTCATGCGTACCGCCAGAATATTCTAAAGCTGCTTCAATCCAAGGCTTACATCTCTCTATTTCTTCAATCATGCGTGCGTCCTTGTGATTGATAAAGTTGAAGATGGTATAGCTGGCACTGGAGATGATGCAGCCGTGTAATTTAAAAATCCAGCTGTATTATCTATCATGTAGTTTACCTCAAGATAATCATTAGCCGCCACAGTAAATATCTGCGTTCTGGACGTAACAACTGTAGCATTATTCTGATGTAGTGCAGTTGTCATAGCACCATTTGTTGATGCTGTGCCATTTATGCTAGGCCAAAAGTAAAAGTGTACTGTGCTTGCACTCGTTGATGATATTTGTGCAGAAAACGATAATACATATTCTCCAGCCTCTTCAAATACAATTCTACTTGCTGGCGTGCCTTGTGTAATCTTTGAATTGCCAGATGGTGCATCATAGGTCAGCTTGTATGCCGTATTTGCTAGAGCTGGTGTAACGTCTGATGTTTTAACAAAATTAGCGTGTCCGCCTTCCAATACAATTTGACGCCATTCTCCGCCTTCACTTACAACCGGATATTTATATTCCCTATCCCACATGAGCGTACCGTCATCAGCTGCGGTTTCTCCACCAGTTTGTTGAACGAGAGGTGATCTTGTTTGTGACATAAATTGCATGAGGCGTCTGCCCCATGTTTTCCAATCATCTCCATATGGTTCTGGTGGCCTTTGCTGCTGGGTCATCTTCTACCGCCTGCAACAACATCAAGTCTATTTACGCCAACACGCCAATCGCCCAATTCAACTGCGCTTACACGCATTCTCATTTGACGCCCGGTAAATCTTAGTGATGTAGGCGTGGACATTGTATATGGGCCGTAATCACGTTCGACACCATTAGGATAGAAGCGCGTTTTAAATGTTACATTAACGTCACCTTGTGTTTTCTCATCAGGTATCATTTCAGTTACAGATGCAACTGTATCGCCAGACCCAAGCATAATAGGGCCTGTTTCGGCAAATGGCACAAGTGAACCGTAATCGTATCCAATCTCATGCTCGTAAATCTTGTAGTCATCTGCATCTACCCAAAGAGGTTTTCTAAATGCGCCTGCATCTACGCCAGCAGTTCTTGCTAATTCGCCAATATACCATGTGTTTTCTATATAGTTAAACACAACATATCGGTCATTTTCTGTAGATTGAGCTGATGGGTAAAACCAGAATATCTCACCAAAGTTGCTGTTAGTTACGCAGAATGCCTTACTTATTTGGCCTCGGTTCATATCATTAAACACGTAATCTGCAACTTCACTTTGTATTTCTTGCACTCTACCGCCAGTATAAGCATAAAATGCGTGTGCGCCCATCCAGAATGCACCTGCGTCAACAACTGATACTGCTTTATTTGCAGCTAAACCACATGATGAGCCAACACGCTCAATGCCGTAAACATATGGTGGGCCTACATAATTTGCTACGTGTGCATCTGTGCTGGTTAAAATAAGCGTTTGGCCTCGCACTTTAACGCCTGCCATAATTTGACCGCTTGTGTTTAACTCTAAGTCACCTGCTTCATTTGTAGCTGCGGGTGTCCATAGCGTATTATTTTCGCGGTCACACCATTGCACTTTGCGCGGGTTTCCACCCGCTCCAAGAGCAAACAAGAAACGCTCTTCTGTTACCACCAATGATCTATTATCTACGGGGGCATTAGCTATAACCGCAGCTGGTGTACCTGTTGTTAACGTCCACTCGTATAATTTACCATCATCTTCCGTACATCCCACAAGGTATTCACCCCATGTGTCTAATGCCCAAGACGTTGATGGCTGTATTCTTACTGTGTCTGGACGTTCTACGCCAAATGCGTAACTGCCGTATAAACTACCGCCATATCCTGTAAATGATACTGCATCATCTCTGCCAGCAGTAAATGAAGTTGGAGTTATATCGTATCTTATGCCAGTTTCGTTCCAGACGTATAATTTATTATATGATCCGCCAGCTATCCACCGGGCATTGCTATTATTTATCCAAGATAACATACCACGCACTGGAGCTGCGGCTGCGTTATCTGAACGTGTTCGCCAGCCACCCATTGGGCGCATAGTATTATCTATCCATCGAATTAAATTTGCATCACGCCAGCGACCATTAGATTGCAGGTCAGTTCCGTTACGGTAAACTCCAGAAGGAATATCTAGTGGAATAAGTGGCATATAGACCTCATGGCGTTGAACTTGTTGGACTATAACACATTTTGCAGTAAAATAACAACAGGAGTAATACTAGTTACCCCTGTTGCATATATTTGTTTATTCTTCAGCTTCTTCAGCTTCAACTATTGCCTCATCTAAGGATACAGATAAACGCTGTATAAATGCTTCACGACCAATACTTAGCTGATCTAAGTTAAATCTGGCGTTGTCTAATTTACGACCTAGATCATTTATGTGGTTAAGCATTATCTTTTGTTCATCAGTGAAGTCATCAACATTATATTCTATGTCGTTGACTGTAATGAGGTTCTTTTCGTTTTTACTCATTTTAGTCTCCTT